AAACGCCCCGCCAAGCCGTGAGGCCTGACGGGGCGTCGCAGAGCTCTACGGCTTAGCGGGTGACGCCGACCGAGGGCGGGGGCGGAAGCCGGAGGCCGCCGGCCGGAGCCGGAGCGACCGCCTGCACCGGGGCGCCGACCACCGCCGAGGGGGCGGCGGGGATGGCGCCCGGAACCACCGGCGCGCTGGTGCGCACCGCACCGGCCGCGTCGCGCGACACGGGCTTGGTGCCGGAGGCCACCGCCTTCTCGTACTGCTCCTTCGTGAGGAACTTGTTGATGCGGGCGTAGCTGCCCTGGACGCCCTGCTGGCCGGGGACGAACTCGACGTACGCCTTGCGGCCGCCGTTCGTCGCCGACACGAACCACGCATCGCTGATCTCGCCGCCCTCGATCTCCTCGTTCGTGAAGCCGAAGGAGGCGAGGATGGTCTTCAGCGCCGCGATGCGGCCCTTGAAGGACTTCTCGGGGAGGCCGTCCACCGGGAGGTGAACGAACTCGAACATCTTGAATCCGTTCGGGAACTCGACGTGGAAGCGGCGGGCATCGGCCTTGTCACCGGCCTTCTGCTCAACCTGGAGGCCGGACACCTCGTAGTAGCCGGCTTCGGGCTGGGAGGAACCGAGGGTGGACACGCCCTTGAAGTGGGCGCCATTGATGTTGAACGACATGATGAACTCCGGGGTTGTGGTCAGTTGAGAGGGGCAGAGACAGAGCTATTGGTCGGGGGCGGCACAGGCACACCGTTCCCCTTCTTCGGCTCTTCCTTTGGCGTCAGGTCGAAGAGGTTCCTCGCCTTCCGCTTCCGGAACGTAGCGCGGGCAATACCGTCCTGGCAAGCCCACCGAAGATGAATCTGCTGCGTTCCGTCGGAGAACCGAGGATGCTCCACAGAAATCTTCTTGATCGAGCCGGGGACGTCGCCGGACTCGACAATGAGATCGGCGAGCTCGTCGGCGACGTCGTCCTGCCATTCGAGGCCCGGCACGCGAGCGAGCGCGTAGCCGCCCGCCGACGCGCGCAGGATCTCACGCAGGTTCCCCGGCGTCTTCGCCCAGCAGACTCCCGTGCGGTCGCCCGTCACCCAGAGCGCGTAGCCGCCCGCCGACGCGCGCAGGATCTCACGCAGGTTCCCCGGCGTCTTCGCCCAGCACACACCCGTGCGGTCGCCCGTCACCCACTCGGGGTTCGTGGGATCGCAGAAGTACACGCCAGGGAACCACGGGTCGGGGTAGGTCGAGTCGACCATCGCGCGCACGTTGATGTCGCACCAGGACGGCAACGTCTCCACCTGATTGCGGCTCGGCACGTTCGGGCCGCCGGGGCAGAAGAACCCGTCGGCGTTGGTGCCGGGCACCAGGACGGCAGCGTCTCTACCTGATTGCGGCTCGGCACGTTCGGGCCGCCGGGACAGAAGAACCCGTCGGCGTTGGTGCCGGGCATGCGCTCATGGAACGTGAACGCCAGATGGACGCCCATGTGCCGCGCCAGACCCGAGAGCATGAGGAGGTACTTGTTCAACTGCTGGAAGGCGTAGAACTTGTCCTTCTTGCCGCTCTTGCCCGCCGGTGCCTCTTCGTTCCAGACCATCATGCTGCGGTCGCAGATGTGGCTGGCGTCGTCGATCACGATGGCGCCGTACTGCTTCGCCATCCCGGTGCGGCTGACGTAGTCGAGCAGCGTGACCAGCTCGGGCAACGTCTGCGGCGGTTCGGGATGCACGGCCGGCGTGAATCCAAGTTCATTCTGTGCAACGAGGGTGATGGCACTCGGCACCCCGATGCACAGCGCAGTCGGGAAGGCCGCGAGCACATCGCTCGTCTTCTTCTTCTTCGGTTTACCGTAGACCGTCACCATGACGGTCGGATTGTCGGACATGTGGTGGTACTCCGGTCCTGGGTCGACCTCGCCGCGCGGACCGCGACACGGCGAGGCCATTCCCTCACGCCCGCGGGCCGAGGGAACAAAGGTTGAGCCCGGCACAGGCTCCATACCGTCCATAGCACGAGAGCTCATTCTGCGCCTTCGGCCACTCCCACGGATTCTGCGTGAGGTCCAGCTGCGCGATCTGATGCTCGGCCCACCAGAGCCACTGCGCGAAGTGCGCGTCTCGGTGCGGCGTGGAAGGAACCTGCTCGCGCGCGACGACGCCGGGCTGGGTAGAGCTGATGAGGTTCAGGGTCAGCCCGCCAAACGCTTCGCCGTAGAGCTGGCGTCCCATGATGCGGAACGCGGCGAACCCGCCGTCGATGGCGTAGGCCGAAGCGCTGCTCTTCGCGTTCACAGACGCCTGATGTTTATGGTCCCAAATGTAGTAGCGTCCTGATCTATCCCGCGTTACGAGATCGATGCGGCGAGTGAGCGTGATGGGACGCCCGTGCTCTGCGTGGTCCGGCATGCACAGCGGTGTCACCTCGATGCTGGCACCGTCGAGGCTCCGCCACTCGCCGCCTACCTCCTCCCCGACCCACAGCCCGAACTGGTCGCGCAGCTTTCCCAGCACCGCCGTGACGGGCGCCTCCACCGCGATGACGTCGCCGGGCGACTCGGGGAACTTCGCCAGATAGGCGTGGAACACCTTCAGCATCTGCGGCAGGAGCTCGGAGCTGCCGTACTTGTCGCACCACGCCGCGGCAGCGTCCTCGGGCTCCAGGAAGACCGAGGGGTCGGTGTAGAGGGCCTCGTCGACCACGACACCCTGCGGCTGCGCCGCGCCCCAGATGGCGTGCAGGTGCGCCTGCAACGTGTGACCGATGCTGCCCTTCGCCAGCGCCTCGATCGGCGGAGACAGGTCGGGCGCGCCGCCCTCCTCGGGCGACAGGTCGCGCAGCCGGTACAGGTACGCGAAGAGCTGGGGGCACTTCGCGAAGTTGCCGATGCGGCTCCAGCCGCGGCTCGACTTGCCCGCATCAATGAGCATCTTCATTCGCCGTCATCCTCTGCGTCGAAGACAACGAGCTTCGACACGACGTCATCCACGATGGCTTCACGGTCTTCCATGCCGAGCAGCTTCTCGCCCATGCCGACAAGCTCGTCGGCGGCAAGGAACTGCTCGATGGGACCGAACTTGTCGGTCAAGATCTCGACGACCCGTTCATCGTAGGTCGAAGAGGCGACGACGACCTTCAGCAGCGTGGCCCGCCCACCATGCCGGTCGAACCGGCCACGCCACTGAAGGAAGTCACCGGGCTTCCAGGGGAGCATCGCGAAGATGGCAAGGTCCGCCGTCTGCATACCGTCGACCGCGATTCCGAAGGCCTGCCCCGTACCGATGAGACAGCAAGGGCCTGCGCTATTCCGAAACCCGTCGATCATGTCGTTGCGCTCGGACTCGCTTACGCCGCCGTGCCCAACCCAGACGACCGCACCATCTACGCCCTCGCCGGAGGAGACGGCCTTGCGGATCGCCTCGCCCCAGCGCTCTGCTTCCCGGCGGCGTGCAGTGAACACGATGACCTTGCCGCCACCCTTCAGCCCCTCAAGGGCCTCCGCAACGACATAGCCACGCTTTCGGCTGCACGCCTCCGCGAGACGCGCCTCGATGAGACGTTCTCGCGCCGGCACATCCTCATACTCCCCGCGGGCCTGCCGTGCAAGCTGTTTGATAGCTTGATCGAAAGTTTGTGCGTCGTCGTAGCGCTCGGCCTTGTCCTGCGCGGACACCGGCAGGTAGACGACCTGAACGCGCGTCGGTGGCAGGCTGGAGTGGCTCTCGCTGTAGGGCACCTCGTGCGTGAAGAACGAGCACCGGGCCCGAAGCTCCTCGATGTTGCTGCTGCCCTTGTCGTCGAGGCCGCCGTAGGGGTTCGTCACGGCGTCGCAGTACCGCGAGGCGAAGTTGCGGTAGCTGTGGGCGAACCCGCCCGGCGTGAGCAGGTCCAGCTGCGACCAGAGCCGCCGCGGGCGCCCGTCGTCCAGCGGCGTCGCCGTGAGGCCCACGCGCAGCTGGAGGCTGCTCAGACGGCTCACGTCCATGATGGCGACGGCCCATGCGTCCTTGTCGCCGGACGCCGTCTGGCGTCGGTGGAAGCCCACCGAGCCGTCGGTCTGCTGCACGGCCTTCCAGCGCTTCGACTGCCCGTGGATGTGGAGCTCGTCGAGGATGAGCACCGACGGCGCGAGGCGCTTGATGAACTCGATGTTGTCGTTGAGACTCTCGGCTCCGACCACCACGAAGCGACGCTGCATGGCGGACTCGCAGTGCGCGACGTACTGGTCCCAGGTCATGTCGCCCTTGCGACGTTCGCTGTCAGGAAGCAGCCGCCAAGGCAGGATATTCGTGTATTGTTGGGTTTGTGTCCACCAGACGTGGCGTGCCTTGGCGGGACAGATTACGAGGACGGTGCCCCGTCGTGTGAGTGAATCAATCAGAGCGCCGACGGTCTTGCCGCTGCCGCAGGGCCAGATGTTCATGACCCAGGGCCGCGTGCTGGCCCAGGCCGCGCTGCGCTTCTGGTAGGGCGTCGCCATCCGGGCGACGTGCGGCTTGAGCTCGTTGCTCGCCACCTCTGCGTCGAGGATGTTGCGGCCCACGTCTTCCATGCGCTCCAGGTCGTTTGATGCCTGTGGCCACGGGTGAACGAAGTCGGCGCCGTGAACCGCCTGCGCCGACCAGCCCTGCACGCCCCAGCCTGCGAGGAAGTGCTCGACGAGGAACGCCGCGTGGACGGGAGCGTAAATGTCGATGTGCGTCGGCTCCCCGTTGGTGGGCCACTCGTTCTTCGTGAGGCGGTACTTCTCGCGCCCGCGCACGGCCCAGGCGAGGACGCCGGGGATGTGCTGTTCGAGCGCGGTGGCGTAGGGGGCGTGCTGCGGGTCGGGCAGCTTGTAGCGGTAGTGGGGCTGGTCCCACATGGGAGTCTCCGGGGGTGGGTCGAGCGTAGCGTGGCGTTACCGCAGCGTCAAGGAAAGTTGACGGCGTGGTTCGACGCCGTTAGCATCTACCCGTGGCGCACCTGCGTCGCAGGAGGTCCCCATGCATACGGCACCGACGTCTTCGTGCGTCATCAATCCCGAAACCGACCCGTTCATCCGTCTGATTGAGCAGCACCGAAAGGCCCGTCACTGGAGCTTCGCCGAGCTTGCTCGCCGCGGCGGCCTCACGCAGCCCGAGGTGTCTCGCGTCGTCCACGGCATCCGCATGCCGACGCTGCGGCATGTTCGCGGGTTTGCGCTCGCCTTCGCTTCGACTCCGTCCAGCACCATGAACGAGCCCACCACGCCGGCGGAGTGGATCGCTATGCTCGTCGACCTTGCGGAGGACGCACGCATGTCCGTGCGGACGAAGGATGAGTAGGCGGCAGCGCAACGCGCGCATTGATGAGCTGGCCGACGAGTTCGACATTGAGATTCTGCGGATGGAGCCGGCCGATGTGTACGACCCGGCTGTCATCGGATTCGCACACGACCCGTCAGATGCAGTGACGCGGCTCGTGTACGACTGCGACCGCGTCATCGCCCAGGCCGT